GTGTCTGCGATCCTGGCTGATGCCAGACATGCAGGTCGATCTGAAGATCCTGCCCGTCCTCGGTCGCCGTGGAATAGTCGGCGGACCGTGGGTCTATTTCGATGTATGGCGTCGGCGCGGACGATGGCGCGCGCACGACGACCTGCTGTCCGGCGAGAAGCGGCGCGAGCGTGGCGTCAGCCAGCAGCGCCGCCCGGATCCCCGCGAGGGCTGCGGCGGTTGCGTCGAGCGGGGCGGAAGCTGCCATCGGCGTGTTTCACTTTCCAGTCGCCTTCGCGGCGCAGCTGCTCGAAGCGGATGTCATTCAGCGGCGTACGGTTCACATAGGAACCGAGATCGACGCAGGCTTCCTTGGTGGCCTCGTCGAGCCAGCAATCGCCGGGATCGATGCCAACAGACGTGGTGATTTTCAGGCTCATGTCGCCTTGAGTTCGGCGTTGACATAGGCCCCGATGATGCCTGGGCCCTTCTCCTTCGCCCGCTCCGCTGCGGGCCTCAGGAAGGGCCGCGCCGCCATGTTTCGCGTCCCGTATTCAAGGTGAACGGCATATGCGGCCCCGGCAACAAGATTCACGCTGTTGCTTTCCACTGGCGTCACCCGGATCGACCCGACCAGAAAGCCGAGATCGTTCGCGGGCGCTTCACCCGGCGCGGATGCCTGATGCCGGCGCTTTGGGTTGGACAGATTATAGATGACGCCGGTCTTCGGCCCCTTCAGGATCAACTGCTGGGCGTCGGCCTGCGCCGTGAGCGCGATGGCATAGAGCCCTTTGCCGATCGCACGTTCCGCCGCGCCGGGCATGGCCTCGAGGCGCGCAATCGCGGCGTCGAGACCAGAGATGTCGATGGAGACGTTGTTGGACGCCATCAGCCGATCATCGCCGCTAGTGCGATATTGCGCGGATCACTCATCATCGGTCCTTAGCAGTTCGCTATAAAGAGGCCGGATGCCCCATCGCCGGTATAGGTGGAAGACCCAGAGACGGACGGCTGAATGTAGATGTCACCCGATCCGCTCGCGCCAGCGACGGCCATGATCTGACAGCGAAACCAGCCATTGCCCGCCGGCAGGATCGACGCGATCGCATTATTGAAGGCCGTCGTCGTGACGGCTGCGAGGTCGAAGGTCACGAAGGGCGAAGCCGCGAAGGCAGAATTCGCCAGCGCGATGCGAACCTGCGAGCGCCCGTTCGCCTTGATGTAGAACTGCGCCACATAGGCCTGGCCGTTGACGAGGCCGGTGACGGTGCGGAACAGCGGGTGGCTGTTGAGCGTGGCGTCTTCGACCAGCTGATAGCCAGATAGCGAGCCATCCGGCGCGGCAGCTGCCCCGGCTGCGATGGTCGCACGAGCGACGGACCAGGGCGCGGCGTTGAACACCTGCGGCGAAGACAGGAGCGACAGGCCCGTTGCGCCGCCATCAGCGTCCGCGTCGCGCTCGTCCGCATAAATCGTCAGCCACTGGCGCTGACCATCGAGGTTGAGCGCGCCTGTGATGTCGAACCGACGTCCGCGCCAGTAAATTCTATGATTGGTGCCGACGTCCGCCCGCCAGCGCATGACGATTTCGAAGGTCCGCAGCCCTTCGTCGCGCCCGGCAATCCAGCGTTGCTTCGCCGTCTTGCGTGAGACCTGAGCAGATACCGTCGCAATCGGCCACCAGACCGTCGAGACGTTCCCGGAGGCGTCCACCGTCTGCGATTGCAGATCGATGCGCACCCGCTCGCGCAGGTTCGGCATCATGTCAGAGCCTCACATTCCGCCACGAGCCCAGGATCTCGCCGACGTGATGGGGCACCGGGACCGCCCTGCCCTCGTTGAGCAAATCGCGATTGTCATACCAGTGCTTGACGAGGATCTTCACGGCGAGAACGAGGTCCGCCGGCACGGATGCCGCGTCCGGCCACCCGCAGGTGAACGTGACCTCGATGGCGCTGGACTGCGCCAGCACCACAATGGGCCATACCGTTCCCAGCTTGCGAAGGATGCGGCCCTTCCAGTCCGAAACCTCGGAATAGTAGATCGAGGAATCGACAAGATTGAGGCCGCCGGTCGCATCGCGCAGGTTGATTGACGTCACGGCATTGAAGGGCCGCTTCGGGATCTCGATGACAGCCGCTGCGCCGAGGATCGACGAGATCGGCGCTTCGCGCGTGCCGTCCCACCAGGGCGCAGACAGTCCGCGATCATCGGCGCCGGGCCAGCGGTCGAAGACGGCCACCCATGTCTGGGGCATGAGCGCCAGACCTGTTTCCTTCTCGACACGCTTGCGCGCCGCCGTGATGAGCGTCCCGATAAGCGTGTCGTCTGCGCTGTCGTCCACGCGCGCATAGGCCTTCGCATCGGCCACGGTGACCGGCTCGGAAGCCGCATCCGTGGCGAGGCGAAGGCGAGCGATGGACGAACGACGCATCCGGATCAGGCCCCGACCGGCGCGGCGCTGGAGCCAACAGCAGCGAGAGCCGCCGTCTCAGCCGCGGCGCTCAGGGTCGCAGCAGCTGCCGCTTCCTTGTCACGACGCTCCTGCTCGGAGAGCGCATCGAGCTCGGCCTTCTCATCGACCCGCTTGTTGCCGGTCACTTCGATGGCTGCGAGCGTCTGGGGATGAATGAGATCGTCGGCGAGCACGTCTTCCACGTCCTCGTGGATTTCGTCCTTCTTCCAGTTCTCGACGGTAAACCCGTCCTGGGCGACACGCATGTCGCGCAGCATCTTGATCGTCTTGGGCATGTCAAACCTCTCGAAAGGAGTGCCGGTCCGCGATCATCCGCGAACCGGCTGTTCTGCGACCGATCAGCCTGCGGGCAGGATGTCCGGGAAGCCAAGGATGCCGTAGAGGCCGACGAGCGTGCCGGTGCCGTGCGTACCACCGAAGACGATGGTCGCGCGCACGTAACGCTTGTTGCCGACATAGCTGACCTTGAACGGATCGACGTCAGCGGTGGCGTGAGCGACCGCGATCAGGCGCACGTAGCCGTTCACGTCCGGCTGCTGGCCACCCAGCTGGGTGGCGTCAGCATTCTTGCCAAGGAGGATCGCGCCACCGCCCTGACCGGCGACAGGCGCGCCGGCCACGACGTTGTAGGTCACGTTGTCGTCGGACTCTTCGAGCTTCAGGGCGATGAAGTTGGTGCCCGTGAAGGTGATGCCGCCTGCGCCGACGTGGAAGGCGTAGGTCAGGGCTTCCGAGCGCTGGTTGTTGTTCGATCCACGGTCGGTCACGACCGCAGACGCAGAGGCCGTGAGGACCGCCTCGGCGACGAGACGCTTCACGGTGATATAGGAACCGATGTCGCGCATGGTGCGCTTTCCTTCTGTCTGGAATGGGGGAATGAGCGCCAGCCTGTGCTGGCGCTCGCCGGCTGTCCGTGCCTTACGAGACGGACGCCTTCAGGATTTTCGCGGCCTCGAAGTTCCTGATGCCGCCACCGACGCGCTTGGTCGTGTAGAACAGCACGTAGGGCTTCGAGGTGTAGGGATCGCGCAGCACGCGCACGCCGACACGATCGACGACGCGATAGAACTGCTTGATGTCGCCGAACATGATCGAATAGCTGTTGGCAGCCAGATCGGGCATGTCTTCCCATTCCGTCAGCGGATAGCCGGCGAAGCTGTCAGCCTGGCCGTTCTGCAGGCCGGGCACCCAGAGGTAATCGGCGTAGAGGGTCTTGATCTTGCGCATCGCCGAGACCGTGCGGCGGTTCGCGGCGAAGCGAGCGTTCGGACGGTAGGGATACTTGAGCGACGCGATGAGATCGAAGAAGGCGTCACCGGCCTGCACAACCGGCGGACCGGCAGCAGCAGACACGAAGCCGCCCGACAGGCCGGTCGGCAGGTAACCGACGTTGCCCCACGACCAGGACGTGTCAGCCACGACCGGATAGGACAGCATGCCCTTCGGCTTCTTGATGCCGTCACCAGACACGAAGGCCTGAGCCTCCTTCTGGGCGAAAACCAGCGCCACTTCGTTGGCCATCCACTGCTCGATGTTCAGGAAGCTGTCGTCGAGCATCTGCTGGGTGGCGGCCGGCATGGCGTACATCTCGCCCGGCACCCATTCGAGTTCGGCGAACTGCGAGGTCGCGGTCTGCGCGCGGGTGTCAGCTTCACCGACCCAGCCAGCGACCGTGCCGCGCTTGTTGATCGGCTGCTTGAGCGAGCCGGTCCCGATGTTCACCACTTCCGCGAACTGGCGGACCGGCGAAACCAGAAGGACGAGCTCGATCAGGCTCTGTTCGATCTGCGGGATCACGGTGAAACCGCCATCCGGCTCAGACGTGGTCGCCAGCGCCTTGGCCTCGATGGCCTTGGCCTCGGCGGCCTCGAGCTCACGCTTCGAGCCCTCGCCGCCCTTGCGCAGATAGGCCGAGAACTTCGCCTCATAGTCGGCGAGCTCGGCCGGCTTCACCTTCTCGTCCTTGGCGCCGAAAATGCCCTTGCGCTTCAGGTCAAGGATTTCGGCCTGCATCTTCTCCTGGACAGCGTCGATGGCCGCGTTGATGCGGTCGACGTGCTCGGTCAGGACGACGTCGTCGACCTTCTTCTTGCGGATTTCCGCAATGCTCTCGTCGTTCTTTTCGCGGAACGACGCGACCGTGCGCATCAGTTCGTCGGAAAGCTTCTTGAATTCAACGGTTCCGGGAGCGTTGCTATCGTCCTTGCGCTCGAGCGGGCGATAGTCGCCCATCAAAACGTGCTTGGTCATGGTGTCCTCGTGATTCAGGCGCGGAACATCTCGGTGATTTTCCGCATGGCATCGGCCGCGACGGCCGCTTCTGCTGCCCGATCCGCATCACGCGGCCCGGATTCAAGCGTTTCTGCACCGTCACGGTGCAGGGTTTTGAAGAACGCGACCGCCTTCACAGCGTCCGCTCGCGACAGACCGGCTTCACGCAGGCCTGCTTCAAGTTCGCGGGGGTTGAAATCTTTCATGGCCGTGACCGTCGCCTGATCGTTCATCGGGAAGGTCACGAGCGAAATCTCGAAGAGGCCGACTTCCTTCAGCTGGCGCACCCCACTGTTGGTGAAGTCCGCCTCAACAGTCTTGTAGCCGATCGACATGCTGTCGATGATGCCAGCCTTCATGAGCGCCTGCGCCTCTGCGCCGCGCTGGATCGACGTCAGGATCTGGCCCTTGATGAAGAGACCCTTCGAATCCTCGCCCGCATGGGTGAAGGAGCCAATCGGCTGGCTCTTATCGTGCTGCCACAGCATCTTGATGGCTGGCGCTGGCCGAACAGCCAGCGACTTCGAGAACGCGCCCGGCATGACGACATCATGTCCGGAATCGACATTGCCGAAGGTGCTCGCATAGCCTTCGAAGGATCCATCGTCCTTGACGGCCTTGCCGTCGAATTCAATCGGCAGATGCTTGAGTTGCTTCATGTCGGAATCCTCGGCCGCCAGAGCGTGATGCATCGGCAGTTAATTACGTTGCCAGGTGAACCGTTCGGGTCGCCTGGAAAGTCCAGTGCCTCACCGTCAACCGTGAATGTTTCGTCCTTCGCGACCGTCTGACCGTCTGCGGCAGCATGCGCGGGCCGTGTGCGAGCGTCTTCTGTCGCGCCCCATTCCTTGTCGAGATCGAGGCCCGTCGCCGTGGCGGCTGCCTCTGCGCCGATCTGGGTTGCGGTGTGCGTCTCGGTGCGCGAAATGGTGATGGCGCGCGCGCGGCCAATCTCGCCGCCGGTTTCGATCTGCACCCGCTTTGCCATGTCGCGCGGCGCTTCGTTGTTCTGTGTTCCACGTGAAATAGCGCGGCGAATGATCCGCTTCGTCGTGTCGAGCACCTTGACGACCTTCTCGGCCGCATAGTTCGCGAGCCAGTCAGTCACGGTGTTCATCGCAACATCGATGAGGTCGATGAACTTGGTCTCGAAGACACCCGGGAGCGCCTTCTCGCCGGTCAGTTCGTCCAGGACAAGCTTGGCGCTGGCCTGCGCCGCGACAAGCAGTCGGGCGCGAAAGGCCCGCATGATTTCGTCTTGATAGTGGTCCACAACGCCGGCCGCGACCTGCGGCTGGCCTGCTGCCACATGGTCCGCTGCGGCGCGCGCAATGCGATCCAGAATGC